GTGGCGTGGGACGGTCCGGTCCTCCGGGACAAAGAACCGAATCCACCCCAGGTGCGCGCAAACGCGCACTTGGGCTCGACGCATGGTGGGTGCGTCCCATCCTCGGATGGGAAGCACTGTGCCCCCCGGGTGAACCGGGTCCTGGATAGGGGTAGCAACCATCTCGAGATTATCGAGAAGGTGCTTCAACCTACCCAGGACCTCGTGTACCGAAAGCTTGGTAGGAGTGACGGACTTCCATCGACCCTCAAGTTCCGCAACGCGGGAATTGAGGGTGGTGACGATTCGACCACTCCATCCAAGCTCGCTGGGTGGATCTGGACCGAGCATGAAGACTAGGCGGCGAGTATACTCGCCAACCATAGCTTCTTCCCCCTCATCGGGGGAAAGCCCGGTCCAGGCCCATCCAGCCGGGAGGGGCCTATCCCTGTGACAGACACGATACGAGTGAGACAAGTCTCCCTCCATCATCTCTGTCGCAAGGACCCGTTGGTTTCCGGGCCTCGAGTCGAGCCAAGCTCGACCGAGTAACCCTGGACGGGCGTTGACTGAGGTATCTCCAAGGAGAACCGTAACAGCCTTCACCCACCTACGGGGCGCGACTTCCCCAAGTCGCACTAGGTCCCCCCGACGATGCACGAATCCAGCTCCACCTAAGGACCTCGGGAGGTATGGGTAGAAGCCCATACCCCTCACCCTGGCAATAATGCCAGGGTTCGCAGCGCGGAGTGCGTGCCAAATTGCTTTGGCATCACACCCACGCTCCAAGAGGGCCCTAGATGCCGGCCCGACCGACCACCAGTTCGGAAGACTTTCGTCAAACCGACCTGATGGCCCCGGGACCTCCTCACAACCACGAACCAACCCTCTCAAAGGGAAGGCAGGTGGTGAGGGGAGGACCCGACGGAGAGTGAACCTCTTCCAGTACTTCCTAGGAAGCCACTGGCCGAGGGTACCACGCTCCGGGACGTGCCGGAGGTTACCAGTTTTACCAACCTTCCAAATTGTCTCTAAAAAGACAGCTCGGGAGGAAGAGTAAAAGTGCTTGTCAGAAGACGAGAATCTCATCCCAGCAAGCTGAGCAAGACGCTCGTACTCTGACCGCACCTGTGGGATCCAGATCGCGAGGAGATCATCCCCGCACTGGACCCACGACTGAGTAGCCTTGAGCCGGATCGGCCACCCTACCTGATTCAGCCCTTCCCGGATCGCCTTGTCAGCCCAGTAAATCTGGGAAAGTGACAAGATGGTCCAGGAGAGGGGGAGACCCATGAGGATACCCCGGCTGGTGATCGCAACGCGACCATCAGGCCAGGTAACCTCCTGGGGGCCGACAAGGAGACGTGCGACGCGGTGGAATTCACTTCCAACCACGCCCCAGCCTTCGCAAAGGCCATCAACGATGGCCCGAGCGAAGTCATGGTGGATAAGGTCTGTTGCCGACGAAAAGTCAGCAGACAAGGCCTTTCCAGCACGTCCCCGTCGACCGAGACGCGAGATAACCGCCTCCTCGTCGTTACCGGCGAGGACTTGGCTGGCCGCAGGGTGTCTTTTTAGACACTCATAGGCCGGGCGTCGGATCCGGTCACCTAATGAGACAAGCTCAGCAGGTGACTTGGTCACGACGCGACACTTCGCGCCTCTCTCCCGGACTATTTCAACCTTAGCTTTGGGGATTTCCCCAAGGTTAAGGAGATTATAGTCCCGTAATCGGGCATCCACGACTGCTGCTTCCTCGAACTCCCCCAGGGTTATCCCGGGAGGGTCCATAGGAGGCGCAGCCCAGAGGGACTCAACCTGACTTGCGGTCAGACCACCCTGTCTCCGTCCTGCCGAAAGGCAGGCCGAACTCGACATCGCCGTGTCTCCTAGCGAGGCTAGTATCGCATATCTATTCTTAGATGCAATACCGCGCGCAAAGAGCAAGACGTCGTCAAGTTCCTGAGACGGAGTGGAACCACCGCTTGTCAAGTTCTTGAAGTGATCACGGAGGCTTGCAGCTTCTACTGCAGGCCCACCGGTTGGAAGAGCTCTCCCCAAAGAGGAGAGCCTCCCAGCCCTATCCCGAATGCTCAACCCCCCCTTACAAGGGAGTGAAAGGCAGACGAGATAGGGGATACTTCGAGACCTTGTCTGACTTCGATCCTTGATGGCGAAGGACCGGCAATCGCCGGACCAACGCTTCATCAAGGAAACCGCGGCCTCACGGCCGGTTAACACAGATGTGATAACCAACCAGTGGCCGAGGTGTTCGAGGCCAAATAAGGCATGTCTCTCTGAAGGGTCGGAAAGGTCGAAACGAAGATCGCGGGACCAGGTTGCCGAAAAGGCAGCCCGGACCGCTCTCCAGGTCTCGACGACGCTTGACAGTACCGCCAAACGCGACTTCCTAGGAAGAAGCGAGAGGCGGGCACGGACGAGCGTCACCTTCCCTTGTGGAGGGGGGCACACCCACCAACCACGGGATGCCATGCCACCATCCGCGCTCCGTAAAGGAGCCGACGATGGCTTGGCACGCCGTGTCGAGTGTCGGCTTGGGTTGCCACGTCCAATGACGTGAGCAACCGAAGCCGGGAGCGACACCGCAAAAGCATCCCAGGGCGACGTGGTTAAACCACGGACACCCCGCGATGATGAATCAACTTTTGAACTCGTCA